CCTAGAAGACACCGATTGGCGGTTGACGTTATGTGGTACATCTTACTGCATGTTACTTCATGTTGTCAATGCCTGTTTTTCGTATGACTTATCAGGCTGTCTACTTATCCGGTTGACTCCGGTATCTCAGGGAGTGGCTTTAAGGCCGTTGTCCCGTTGACGAGATGAATAATAGCCTTAAGGGTTACTTAAAGTCAACCATTAATTTAAATCTTTTATTAAATCTCTAATTCCTCTTTAAGTATCCCTTATTCCCTTTAGTGAGGGTAATTGAATTGACTACAGATAACTACAGGGCATCACTACAGGTTAACAATGGGTCTATCAGTCTGGTTGTCTTTAAGATAGCGCCGCTTTAGGTGATAGCTTTAGGTCTGGTCTTTAGGTGGTGGCTTTAGGTAGTGGCTTTAGGGTTTACTTTATGAGGCTAACAGATAGGGACACATAGAGATGTACTATCGAACTGGTACACTAGGACACTCTCTAAGTCCCCTTTAAGCCCTCCTTAAGCCACCCACCACTTTAGGTATTGACTTTAGGCGACACTTTAGGCTATCCTATAGGCCACTTGAGGATATACCCAAGGTTAACCGAAGGTTAAACCCTAGGGGTAGGGCTGGCTTTAGGTGGCTTTAAGAGGGCTATGGGGGTACTTTGGGTTCTTGAACTGTGAGATACCCATTCAGATTTTTGTGGTAAACTCTTAAAGGGTCTCTTTAGGCAACCACTTTAGGTAAGGCCACACCATAGGTGAGACCATAGGTGCATCCCGAAGGGATAGCTAGGAGACACCAGAAGACCCTGTAAGACCATTACGAACTACAGGGCATCTTTAGGTATAACCTTTAGGGTTGACTCTACAGGGATGAGTTGGTGTAGTGAAACTATACCTACGAATCCCTCAGAGCCGCTTGTCGGTCATCAACAACAATTTAATCCCCACAAGAGAGTATAGAGCAAAAGGCCACTTCCAGTTGACCGAGGTGGTCAGTAATACCTGCGTACCCAAGGGTAGCAGTAAGTACCAGAAGAAACCGCCAAGTGACTCTATGACGCAGCAGGGCAATCAGTAAGCGTAACATTGAGCCACCTCCTTTCAGTTGCTCTAAGGTAGGGTGATTATACAATGATAATATCACCAATCATAGAGTGGGACTTAAAGTGCATAAAGGGTCATTGCATAACCTGAATGACTAACCTATATAGTAGCTTTAAGTCCCCTCTCTCCCTTTAGTGAGGGTTAATTCAAACTCATTGATTCTTAAGGAATTTCTTAAAGTGACCATCCGTGGTCTCTATGCTTCCTTATGCACTCAATATGCATAACTACCAGTCAATGAACCTATTGCTATTCACATCGTCATCCTCCCAATAGAGTTCCATACCGTCAACCATAGAGGTGACTACGTGACCAGCCGAATGGATTGGGTGCTCCATGTGTTCCTCTAAGAACGCCTCAAGCACCTCAGCCTCCACCTTCACGGCGTCCAGTTCCATCGTAGAGCGTAAGAACTCCACACCCAATGCTAACGCATCAAGTCGGTCGTCATGTGCCACAGCGCCCTTCTCACGGGCCATACGGGTCAACTGGTAGAACAGCGAATAGCGAACGTCATGCTTGCCATCAGCGTCACGGGCAGTCTGGTAGTCCTCACGAATCACCTCGTCACGAATCACAAGGCGGTGCGTAGAGAGCACAGGCTCCAGCGTATCACAAATGCGTAGTTCCTTCATACCACGAGCACGAATCTCTTCAAGTTGCGCTGCATGGTGTTTCAGGAGCACAGGGCTGAATACCTTACCAAACATACCATCCCCGAAGTTACTCTCGAAGACCACTGTATGAACCTTCCACTGCTTCGCTTTCTTAGCGAGGGACTCAAGGGTCTTATCGGAATAACCATCGCGGAACCCGCCAGCTTCCATCAGATAGATGTAGCCATTCAGGGTGAACAACACTGCGTAACCAGTCTCATCCTTACCGCGACCACTAGGGTCAATCACGAGGATGCGTTGCTGGTACTGTCCAGTGTTCTGGCTGCACGAATGATAGCTATGAATATCATCACCCTTAAGTCCCACGTTAGGAAGCTCTTCATTGCGATTCTGACGGTTCGGAAGCCACTGGTAATGCATTGGGGCTTTCTCGAAGTCCAGACCGCACACGATAGCGTCACGGAGGCGTAAGGGGTACTTCTCGGCATCACTAAGGTTCGGGTTGAGCATGAACTGCAAAGTGAAGCCAGCCTTACCGTATTCCAACTCACGCTCGCGCAGGTCTTCCATATCGAAGCGCACGGGGTCAGTCGGTTGACCTTGGAGCATCTCGAACCCATCGTTGAACTCTTCGCGGAGCATCGGGGCCAGACGGTCGCCATAGTACAAGTCTTCCTCACGGCTACGCGGATAGAGCGCAGGCCAGATGATTGTGGTGTACCCACGGTTATCTTCGAGTTCCTTGTACAAGGTCATTTCGGTTTGAGGAGTGCCAAGGTAGATAACGCGAGAAGTTGGCAGTGGTTTCAGAAGCGCAGCAAATTCCTGCACCAGAGTCCACAGCTTCTCACGGGCACCTTGAGTTGCGGAGTTAGACGGAATCTCAACGTCATCCGCTATGATGATATCAGCACGACTACCAGTCAACTGACCAGTGATACCCACCGACTTCACAGACGGAGAGTGGTCAGGCTTGGCAGGGCCAACATCGAAACTAATCACAGAGTCACGCTGACCGGGGCGAGGCTTTAGCTCAGCCAAGAAGGGCAGCAGGTCAATGATGTTCTTGATGAAGATAGAGTTAGCGTCCGCACGTTCTTTGGATGCAGAGACAATTAGTATCTTCAACTGAGGGTCACGCCATAACGTCCACACAACGAACGCACAGGTGATGAATGACTTCCCGATACCACGGAAAGCCTGTAGGATAAACTTCTTGTTGTCTCCATTAGCCAGACACCGGGCCATATCAATCTGACACTTAGTCGGCGGCGGGAGAGCCAAAGCCTTCCACAATACGAACAGGAAGGCCACGAAGTCACCCTTAAGCTGCGCGATGATTAGCGCATTACGGTTTGCTTGGGTGTCGCTCATTCTGCATCTCCTTAATAGTACGCTGGAGCGCTCTTACGTGAGCGTCAGCAGCTTGGGTTATTCCGATAATACGCTTAGCATCTGACTCGTGTAGTTCGGCTCGACCATTAAACTCGCATCTACCGTTATCTTCTGGTAGTCCGGTAAGGGTTTTGATGCGGACTGACAGCCGCTTATTATTACTACGCAGGTCATTAAGCATCCTATCAGTGCTGCCTTCAATGGCTGCAATCTCTTCTTGGTACTCACGGGATACCCGACTGACCTCTGCCTGAGTTGCTGCGGTTGCTTTTGTTTTCGCAATGTATTCATTTTGGATTACCTCCTTCCAGTTTGCTCTCTCATGGGTTGACCCTAAATGCCAGCCACCCATAAAGAGTGTCCCGGCGAGTACCCAAGGGAGTGCGCTGCGTAAAAGTTTTAGCATAACACCTCCCATCAATTTTCAGATTTTACATAGATGCACCAAATAACATCCATAAAGGCTCCCCCGCGTGGAGAACCTTGAGTATGTCACTTACTGTAGCGTGATAGTCTCATCGTCAGTCAGACCATTAGGGCCGACCACTTTGTTGTAGTCTTCCAGACCTGCCGCCAGTCCACCGAGGATATTCTCATCCGGGGTCAGCTTACTGATTTGGAACTTATGGCGGTCTAACAGTTTGCCGATTGCGTTGTAAAGCTGCGGCGTTCGGCGCTCCTCGCTCTGGAGGTCAGCAAGCATACGCTGTGCCATCTCAGTGTCTAGCATCTCCAGCAGCTTGATTAAAGTCTTGTCGCTCATAGGTTACTCCTTGTTTGCACGTTTCCAGTCAATCATCTTATCGACTACCTTGGCACCAATCTGAACCACTGTGTAGGCGATAGCTGCAACGTAGAACCACTCGTTTAACGATAGTCCCCAAAAGAGTCGGGCCGCCCCATCAGCGACCCCTGTGCCAACAATAGGCGCAGCCTTAACGACCTCATTGTTGAAGTCGAAGGATAACATTTAACACCTCCTTAGTCTGTCGTAAGTTTAGATTCAAGCTCCTGAACGCGAGCGTCTAGGTTCTTAACAAGTAGCATCAATCCGCCAATAATCTGGTTAGGGTCTGGAGACTGCATACCGTCGCTCATTACATCAACCGCCTCTGGCCAGATTCGAATCAAGTCCTGAGTAATGAAACCAGCACGAGAGTTCTTACCAGTGACAGTCACAGCATTCCCACGGCTGTCAACGTACTCAGAGTCCTTATATTTATAGGAAACCGGAATATACGAGCGGATAATATTGAGCATATCATCGGCAGAGCGAACAACCTTGAGGTTCTCTTTAAGCCTTCTGTCAGAGCTGAACCAGCGGAACCCAACGGATGTACCATCAATGTTACCCTCAAGGTAGTCTCCACCACGGGCAGTGTACAGTCGGACACCAGCAGGCGGCTTGGCGAACCTGGAGTTGTCGTGGAGCATTGCCCAAAGGTTGCCACCAACGTTGTTCCATAAGCCACCGCTAAGGTTCCCATCCGGGCCAAGTGCCGCGTTGCCCATTCCTGCGTAGATGCCCTGACCTACGATGTTGTTGTTCCCCTCAATACGGGCACCTGAACGAACCTGTAGGTGGTTTGCGTAGAGTACACCGCCTCCGGTAATATCTACTCTACCAGTCTCCACTGAGTTCTCAGCATTGACTGTACGGAACACGAATCCACCTGAACCTGCACCACGGTTGGTGATAAAGTTGGACTCACCGCTACCACCTTCGTTCCATCCAATATGTAGACCCTGCCGTTGTCCCACATGTTGTGGATTGCTGTCAATGTGGAGTCTGGACAACTTATTATAAACGTTGGGTGATAGTGTTTGATTAATGCCTCCCTGAGCATATGTGACCCCAGCTACGGTGATATTTCGCTGAGAGTATATATCCCGCTTTGCGGTAATATCCCTTTCAACAATCAAGTCCTCTCCAACAAGCGCACCTTTCTGGATACTCGCCGCACCTGTGGAAATAAGCCCACCTCCAGTGATGTTCTGGGTGGTCACGAGTGTCCCTTTGAACCACACGTTTACACCTTCAACCTTGTCGATTGTGCCAGCAAAGTCGTTCATGTTTTCCAGCTTACTCGCCTCAGTGACTGCTCTCTCCTCGGAGGCCTTAGCGTTGGTCTCTGATACCTTAGCGGCAGCAGCCGAGTTAGCAGCGCTCACTTCTGAGGCCTTAGCATTGGTCTCGGAAACAGCAGCACGGTCAGCGGAGCCTTTAGCCTCATTACGATATAACATGGAGTGAAGCGCGTAGGTTCTCGAAGACTCAAGGTCACTCTCAACTACTGTATCACTGGTAGCCCAGCGTTTAGCCAACTCAGCAGACCCAGCAGAAGAGCTTGCAGAGCTTGCAGATGCGTTCGCAGAGTTGTTCGCATCGTTTGCACGAGCGGTAGCACGGTCAGCTTCCTGTTTCGCTCGATTCGCAGAGTTCAACGCAGAGTCGTTCCACCGTTGGATTTGGCCTAAGTTGATTGCGTCACCTACATCTTGCGCATCCGCAACGTTCACAATACGACGACCACGAGCATCCAAGTTCCCATCGTTGTTAACGCCAATTGTATCAGCGGTAAGGTCACGGGCTTCCTCAGCAACGTGGAGGGTCTGCACCTGCGAGATGTTCAGGTCATACGCACGGAGGATAGAGCCGTCGGTAAAGTCAACCAGACGGTCTGTAGCGGAGGTGAATCGCCTGATTTCAATCAAAGTATATCCGTCCGCTGGCCCCAATGCTCTCGTTGTGGAGATTGTGGTCTTAGTCGCAAAACGATAATCTTGATTCAAGATGAGTTCCTTTCGGTCAACGCCGATAAGTGTCACTCGGACGAACTTACGAGCCAGATACTCAAACGGAATATTGAAGTCCGTAGTGGAGCCATCCAGCGGGTAAGTCATCACGGTCTTAATAGTTGTAGCCATGTGACCTCCTTTGTAAATTAGCATTAGGAGAGAAGAGGCCAGAATGTGACCTCTCTCCCTTTAGTGAGGGTTTATTGTTTCTTCGGTGTCTCCTTGATGCGAATACCGTTAGCCTCGTAGATTTTCATAATGAGTTGCTGCGAGAGCGGGTCATTAGGAATTAACTCACGAGAGGTATTGAAGAGTCCTGTACGGAACTCCAGAGCGGTAGCCTTGTTTGGAGAAGACAGTAGGGAAGCGGCGTTAATAGCTGTTGCACCCACAGAGCCAACAAAACCTAAACCCGGAACCTGCTCACCAACTGCACCTGCGATAGTTGAAGCCACCTGTCTACTTGTCACCGCCTTGTTAGGGTCTCGCTTCTCGGACTCTTTAGGGAGTACCGTAGAGCGGGTGTACTTATAGGTATCGCTACCAACCATCCCAGCGAACATGTCGTAGATACTCAACGGTGAACCTAAGTGTGAACTACGAGAGATTGACGCATGAGCAATCATCTTAGGGTCAAGTGCGTTCTTGAGGTACTCCTTACGTTTGTGCTCCTGTAGACTTGCAGCCTTAAGGTGCGCCTGCCCAACGTAGTAACCACCAGCTAGACCCAAAGAGATGATGTGAGTCAACGCTTGGTCTAACGCTCGGTTGTTCTTAGTTGCCTCATAGAAGCTACGGACAAACCGGGAGTTCAGGGACTTGATGACGAAGTTCTTAAACTGCATAACCATCTTAACTCCGGCACCGTATGCCTTGGCATCCTGTGAGGAAACCTTGTGAGGGCGCAGTATAGTCTCATCCGCCACCTTGTCAGCCAGTCGCCACAAGTCCATTGAACGAGGGTCGTTAGCGAAAGCCTGTTTGTCACGAATTGTGAACTTACCGTCTTCTCCACGAGTCGCATGGTCTCTGAACAACTGCTTGATTCCATTCCACTGCTCAGGGCTGATAGAGGCAGACTTAAGGTAGTTTGCCTTACCGAACTTAGAGGCTTTCCCAGCAAGGGCCGCTCCAGCCACATCCCCAAGAACACCCTGACGGGCAGCATCAAGAATGTAGTTTGATGTTCCGTTTAGGAGCATTGTCCAAGGAGAGCGTGCAGCCAACTCTTGAGTACCGAAACGAATCGTACCGACCACATTGGCAACCGCAGCGCTGGTGTCCGTAGACTCCCGGAGTCTGCGCACATGGTCTTCACGTCCCGGACGGATTAGCTGGTCTAGTTCCTTACCGAACACCATTCCGTGTATCTCTTTAATCTCAGAGGCACGAAGTGGCTTACCACGGTTGACCCAATCGTTAATCATAGGGATTCCATGAGTTATCGCAGAGACGTTACCTTTAGCCAGCATACCAGCGATTTCAGTAACGTTCTGTGCGCCCATATAGGCGTTCTTAGCGAAGAACGTAAGGTCATTGACGGAGCGCAGGGCTGTGCCCCAAGCGCCTTCCGGGTTCCTTCGAGCGCGACCAGTTAGAATCTTCACGGTGTCCTTGAGGGCTTCCACTTCACCTTTCAGTGTGCCGTTACCCTCTGACTGCTTATCCAGCGCCATGATTTCATCTTTCAGGTCTTTAGTCGTCTTACCGGAACCACCCATGATTGCCACGTCACCATCCACTCGTCGGTCGTATGCAGGCAGAATTTCAGCCATGTCATAGGTACGTAGGTCATTCACAGAGAACGTGTTACCATCAGGGAGAGTCACCGCCATGTCACTGTCGAACATGTTACGGGCTTCCAAGAAGTTGTTGTTCTCGATACCAACCAGACCCTCAATGTTGTCCTCAATGACAGAGGATGCAGAGAACTGGTCAGTGTGTGAAATACCATACGCCTTATCCATCGCGTGCTTCTGCACCATCTCCGGCGTAACTTCCTGCACGGATTTGAGACCATTGAGTTCCATCAGGTACTCATCGACCCTCGCCTTGACTTCTGGACGAGCACGATAAGACGTCAACCATGACTCCGCGATTGCTCGCTGCAAGCCATCATTACCGTAGCGTTTAACCATCTCAATCTTGATTGCGCGGTCGTACACGTTTGGCACGTAGGTTCCCTTGTGGCGTGAGCCGGGGAAGATACTGACCGCCTTGGTGTTGCCGAAGATTGACGGGTTCTCCATGATTTCACGTTTGAGGTCAAAGTGCTGCTTGAGGATGTTCATCACGTTCCGCTCACCTTTTGTCAGGTTTGCTTGAAGCTCAGGTCGCTCAATCGCCAAGGCTGCACGCTTGTAGATTTCCTGTCGGATTTCCTTACGGCTCATTGTGGCCCCACCTGTGGAGAACTCAGGGTCTTTCATTGCAGTACGCACAGCATCATAAAGCTGATTGTAGGTGCGCTGGTTGTTCGCGTGGAGTCGCTCCTTAATGTCCGAAGCAGTCGCACCGAACTTACCATTAGAGCCTGATTCCATCCCTGTTGGAGAACGCACAAGGTCACTCGCAATGGAGCGAACAGTCGGGTTCTCAGAGCGGAGAGTCTTCAAGCCAATCTCAGTGAAACCACTCAAAGAGATACCACGAGCGGCACGCTCAGGGTTGACCGCCTCGAACTCGCTAAGAGTCTGAGGGTTAAGCGGGTTGGTGTCGCTAAGGATTTGACCTTGAGGCAACACAACGGCACCCGGCTCTGTCTCCAGAGGTGAATACTCAACGCCAGCGTGCTCACGGTCGAACACACGGTTCTCGCTAGGCATACGGGTCAGGTCTTCACCACCAGAGTTCAGAGCGGTCTCACGGGCTTCCAAGCGGTGTGCCATAGGAGCGAAGTCATTAACGACCTCAGTACCACGGGAACGGCGAATACCAGCGGCGATAGCGTCACTGATTGCACTCATACCAGCACCGAACATGAGACCACCTAAAGCAGCATCAGCGTAGTGTGCTTCACCACCAGCTATTGATGTACGGATACCCTCAGATGCAATCGCTAATCCAGCGCTTTGAGTACCAACGACGAACGCCTTGTTAACCACCTTGAGACCCTTCCCGGCTACGCCTACTAGCGGCACGTAACTCAGCGGGTCTACACCAGCACCGACGATACCAGCAGTAAGTTTCGCACCAACACCAGCATCGGCAGACCGCGCGTCCATCTCATAGTTGTCATTTGCCATCTTAATGAGGGCGTCCAGATTCTCAGGAGAGCCTCCAGTGACTACGTTGATGTACGCGGGGTTCTTAACTTCCTTACGGATACGCTCTAACTCTTCTGGAGTCCACGTATGGCTATTCCAGCGGGTAGGCGTAATGGTGTCCTTGAACAAATCAAAACCATCGTCGCTACGGGCTGCACGGAAAGCAACGCCAAGTACAGAGTTGTGAAGCTCCGCACTTGTTGCATCACCAATTCCGAAGAAGGTCGAACGTGCGTTAAACTCGTCCAGCGTTGTTCCAGTCTTTTCCCAAAAGTCCTTAGCATAAGGCACGTTAGGTGCTTTCTGCTCTTTACCCTCCACTTTGAATCCAGTTGACTCAGGCAGGTCAGTTCCTACCGTCTGCTTCTTCCCGATTCCCGCAAAGGCTTCCTCAGAGGGAATACCCTTAGCCTTTGGGGTGATGCCGCCGAACGCCTCCAAGTCCCCCTTGCGAGGACTGTTAGCTACGTCCATCAGGTTACGCATATATTTACGACCTTCCTCAGAGATTGAAGCCCAATCGCCTTTGTCATAAGCCTGTATCTGTGGAGCACCGTTGCGCCCCTCGCCCTGATTATACGCCAAGGCAGCTTTGAGTTCATCCCCATCGTACTTCCGAATGAGGTCACTCAGGTGACGAGCGGCTGCATCCACAGCCAACTCAGGGTTGTAACGGTCATCGTTATCATCGTCAGTAACCTTGAGGCCAAGCGCAGTGGCTGTACCTTTGGTGAACTGCATGAGACCCTTCGGGCCAGTTGGGGATTTGGCCCTTGGATTAAAGCTGGATTCGTTGAATGCTAATTTACGAAGCAGGTCATAGGAGACCCCATGATTGTCTGCCGCTTTTTGAAATAACCCATCGAACTCGCTAGGTTTGTTCTTATCGTAGCTCATGGAGCCTCCTCATCACTGTTAGTCTTCTTTACGTCCATAGATGTACTTCGGAGTCTTCTTCCGTTTCTCTTGGACACGTTTACGCGCTTCTTCACGCGCCTGTGTTGCACGGCTTATTGGGGCACGCTTGTTGGCCTCTTTGAGGGCTTTCTCTCGTGCTGCCTCAGCTTGCATCTGTGCGGTACGCTGGTACTCACGCTGGAGTAACTCTTGGTCGAACCGAGTGCGAACCTGCCCGGTTGTGTCCATCAGATAGATTGCATCCCCCTGCTGGTACACCGTCAGTTGCTTGTTGGTAATCCAAGGGTTAGCCTCTGTGATTCTCTTAATGGCTTCGTCCAGAATGTTCTTCCCTTGCTCCCACGACTTAGGGTCATCCGAAACAGTCAGGATGTTCTTCGGCAGGACACCATAGGTATCGCCATCAACATCGCTACTGGAGAACGTAGTCGTTGAATCAGAGAGGAACTTTGCGACCTGTTCGGTTGCCATGTCAGGGTTCCCTGTCCGGTACTTCACGGAATCATAAATCTTCCGGGCATACCCTTGGACACTCGAAGGCATGTACTTGATTTGAGGATTCGTTGAATCATTCATCATAGCAGCCCACGCTCGGTCATCCTCAAACTGCATCTCCTTGGTCTTCTGTGCGCGGGCCTTATCAGCGTCGATAAGAACCTGCGTGTCGATACCTTGGTTATCCAACATGTCCATCGTCAGGAACAACTCGGCCTTGTCAGGATACAGAGAGGCAATCAGGTCAGGGTCAGTGTTGCGGATGCGACGAAGGTTGTCCAGCGCTGGTGTGCTCTCAGGCATCTTGCCGTTAATCACCGCAGCCTGCCATTCGTTTCCAGCATCAGTAATCATCTCACCAAACGCTGCACGGAAAGCACCCTCCTTGGAGTCTGCCCGTAGGTAGTCCAATTTCAGTTTGTCTTTCTGTTCTGGCGTTAAGTCCATCGCTTCGATTTCCGCTAACTTCTGGTTCGCGTAGTTGACCATATCGCTATGTGTAAACTCACCAGTGTTCTCGTTCGTCGGCATGTCCTTATAGTTGGTCGAGACGTATTCACCGTTGAGGCGCTTCTGGAACTGCTTGTCGATGACCAAAGATTTATTCAGGGTCTTCTGTTGCTTGTCCATCAGCTTGGCTGTCTCAGCCTGTTCCTGCTTGAAGCGGGTGCGCATCTGTTCCTGTGCGGAAATAAGCCACTCACGCTCAGGGGTCATCTCTTCACCCGGCTGAATCTTATCGAGTTCGGCCTTGATACCTTGAAGAGTCTCCCAGCCTTTACCAGTGTCCGCTTGGTTAAGCGCTGAGTTAATATCCAGTCGGAACTTCTCGGTTAACTTCGCGTTGTTCTGGAATTGAGTGTGCTGTGCCTTAATCATCATTGCCTGCCACTGCTCATCACCCATCAGTTCACGATAGGTAGTCGTAGCGCCATTAAGAGTAACCTTGCGGTTCTCAATGTTCTGCAAGAAGGAGGCACCACCCGGACGCTGTAGCACGTCATTCAGGGACGCAGAGATAACCTGTTGAGCCTGATTGTCAGTCATCCCTGTCACCAAGGAGTTGTCGATGTAGTTCTGGAAGAACTCACCGGACTCAGGACGAGACAGTAGGTCGGGGTCAGACAGGACACCATTGAGTTCAACCTTCGAGTTCAGGATTGCACCCTTCTGCGCTTGGTCACTCAGGAAGGTATCATGTGCCCCATACAGAGCAATGTTACGCTCGGTGATGTTCGCATTGAAACCCTTCTGGTATTCCTCGTCCATCTCATTGATGCCGAACTGCTCAGCGAACGACTTCGAGTGCTCCTGTAGGCGCGAGTGACGATACTGCTCCATCTCTTCACGAGTACGGAAGCGACCCTCTTTGATGGCCTGTTGAACCTCATCGTCAACGAGGAACGCAGCGTTACGCCCGGTCTTGAACTTCAAGGCTTGCATTGCGTATGGGTCGTCCTGATACAGCAGTGTACCATTCTGGATAGCCTGTCGGCGCTGCTCAGGGGTCAGCTTACGGATAATCTCGTTGGAGCGCTCATCGGCTCGTTGCTTATCACGTTCCTCTTTCGCCATGTACATATCGGCACCAGCCTTAGCGAATCGACCTAGGGAGTCCAGAAGACTCGCTCTTGGTTGCTCAGCCTGAATGGTTGCTGCCCGGTAGTCCATACCTTTGACGCCCCGGAGTCGTTCCATACCGGGAGTCGCCATGTTGCCTAAAACACTATTTAGTTTACTAGCCATTATTACCTCCCGGTCTTGGTTCCTTTGGCGGCACTGATAGGTGCTGCTTGGTTTCCACCTTTCTTGTCAAATCCACCAGCCGCATATTGACTTGCAGCTTCCTGACCCATAATGGACAGAGGGTCTAGTACGCGCATAAGACCAGACTTACCTTTGGCCTCGCTCTTGTATATGGAATCGACTTGACTTGCTGTGGACTGAGTGCGTCCCAACTGTTGCGCAAAGATACTCGCGTAGTCTCGACGGTAGTTCTCGGTGACGCTATTGGCCTCCCGAATGTAGTTGCCCTCTTCGATACGCTTGATGCGCTTCATGGATTCGCCTTCTAGCATACTCTCGCCGATAGCTGCACGGATGGTTCCCATAGCTTGTACCTTCTGCATGTTACGTGAAGTCAACTCAGAGGATGCAGCTTCAAGGGCGTCCCGTTGTTCCAGCGAGGCGTTGGCATTCTGGATATTCATCTCTTTGACCATCTCCATTGCCTGTCTGCGTCCAGCTTCGGTCTGTGCCACTCGCGCCTTGTCAGCACTGTTCTGGCTACTCAGAGCTTGGGCACCCATCATGGCAATAGGAATCGCTGCCATCCAGCACATAATTACCTCCTACTGATAGTGAATAATTGGAATTGACCACCAGCGGTAAACTCATTATGGAATACCGCGCCTATGGTCTTTAGGAAACGAATGTGTGACTTATTGCCTACCCAAACGAAATTCCAAATGGACTCGTACTGGCTCAGCATCATATCACGATATTCAATGATAAGTCTACGAAACTCTAAGCGCTCCTTCAAGGTAAACAGTGGGACGTACTTAGAGGTAAGGAACCACACTCGGTCTCCCTGATTGCCACCAATTGCCAACACAGCATTATCGCTAAGCATTGCCACAGTGTTATCATCAGGAATTACCTTTGGTTCGACACCCAATGCCTCAGCTTCCAGAATGTCCTCTACGGACGGCTGAAAGTTGTCAGCGTGGCTTTGTAAACACTTTGTAATATACATAATGCTTTAACCCCTCGTATCTATTAGTGTCTCCCTTTAGTGAGGGTTAATTCACCACAGGGAGACTTTAAGTTAAATGCCAGAAGAACGACGAAGGTAGTTCCCCTCCCAGCCGCACCCAATGATGTTCAGTGGAGTTGACGCATCTGACTCGATAGTTACTATGTTCGTCTGCGCATTACCCACCACCGGGAAGCGGTACTGCCCTGTTCCAATGTTAGACCTGCCAACACGCAGATTGTCGGAACCCAATCGAGCACCAGCCATTGTGTAGATGAACTCACGGGACAGGTTGTTCACACGGATGGTGAACGCGCCAGAATCCTCATAGTTTACCCACGCACGCCGAAGCTGTAAGCGACCAATATCCTCGGTAGCCGTCGAGCCATCCTCAGCAGTCTTCTTGATGAGGAACTTCGAGAACGTATAAGTGAACGGGATGTTGAACCCAATGTAAACCACTTGTCCCTCTTGGTTCCCATCAAGTCGTAACACCGGGTCACTGCTCCAGCCGTTGATTGGCGGGTCTACCTCTATAATCTTTCCGTCAGGGAAGACCACAGACACTCTACCTTTAGTGAAGTTCATCCCATAAATCGCTGCGAGGCTTATGGACGTCTGGTAGGTATCATCATTATACGTCCCGGCAGGGATGGTGTATTTCCTCTTAGCGTCGATGTATAACCTGTAAGGCTCTCCCGGAATGTCTATGGAGTTCTTCGTGAAGTGCAAGCGTCCCATCCACACAGCATGTTCATTGCTCATCAATACAGTCATTGTTGAGTTTATCACCTGTGCTGCAAACACCGTAACGTTGTCCCCAAAGTCCCAATGAGACCACGACTGCTGCCTGATTTCTTCATCAATATAGAGGAACTTGTAGATATACACCCGGTTCGGTGCTCCGCTCGTAAGGATAGCCGCGAAGTTCTCAGCGGTTGTACCCGATATGCTGAATACTCCATTCGGTATGTAGTTCGGAACGTGAGCCGTCATGTCCTCTGCGTTCTTCACAGAGCTTACATCCTGTACCGCATAGTATCGGTTAATGGATGTGAAGGAAGCGCGAGGTGATGCAAAGTATACATTACGTCCTACACCATGTGGGCGTGCCCTGTCTTGCACGTCGAACTGAGTCGTAAGGTTCAACTCTACGGAGCGACTCGAAAGGATACCAGAAGCTGTCAGAACGAACTGCGCTTGGTCAGACCATAGGAGTAACTCTTCGGAGAACGGAACGGCATACTTCAAGGTTGACACCCGGTTATGACTAACCGCAACGTCGATTGGGTCATCGTCGGAGTAGTTTGACACGGATGCCGGGAAGAAGTTGAAGTATTTCGAGGTGCGAGACAAGATGATGTTCTCCCCACTAAGGAAGCCTAAACGGTTACGGAAGAAGAAAATATCGTTGATTGTCTGTCCGGTAAACGATGGGTATGGGTTGGTTGTATCATCACCCACAGTACGAGCACCCCACTCAAGTACCTTGAAGTCAAAGTTCCCGTCAGAAGCACGTACCAGCGCCCAAGGCATCGTGTGGTAGTGAAGGTGAGTCCTTGTGTTCCAGCCGATTGTTTCTACCCACACCTTACGGTTGAGGTCGAACCTAACGTAATACTGGTCGGCAGTCTTTGAGGTATCACCAACAATCTTCACAATGTAACCATCTGGAGCGTTAATAGGCAACTTCTGGAACGACTGAGCGTAGTGGGTTACAGGGTTGATTAGCTGGTCTGCGTACCCATCCTTAGTCTGTAGCCCCCAAACGTTATCGTTATTAGGCGCAAGGATATGGATGAATCCGGGGCCAGTATTGAACCGCCACTTATTTGGGTCTTGTTCATTGTTTGGATTCCCAAGGTTGTTCCTCAACTGCGCCGCCAGCTTCTCAGCGATGGCCTGACCGTCAACCTCATTGACGTGTGCTGGTTGTGAGCCGTCTGGTAGTTGAATAGCAGCACGCTCGCCCCCGTTGAACTCGATTGAGAGTCTACGCCCATATTGCCCACCACGAACATTAATCAGCGCATCGCCTTGGTCTTTAAAGCCCGGAAGGTTGACCGATTGGTCGTTACTCTGCACAACCACCTTGCGGTTAGTCACAAAGGTATAGTCTGCCACCGTTACCATCCGAAGGTCTTCCCGTGGGTTAGCTGTGCGCACATAAGAGCGGTCTCCACGTACTAGATACTCCTTACCATCGAGGTCGAACACCTTAATGTCTTCACCAGTGAACACGACGAAATACTGCTCGAACTCATCACGGTTGATAAGATGCACGTAAGGTTGCGCACCCACATACCCAGCAGGGCCAAGGGTCTTAAGGTGAATCATCGGTGGGCGCTTCTGGAGACCCTCGGACTCAGAAGACCAACCGTTAATCTGCACGCTACCTTGTTCAGCGAACCGGAGAATATCTGGCTGTTGGCTGATACCACCCTTGAGGTTTTTGATTGATTGGCTAATGAGAGCCATAGAGCCTCCTTATGATTAGCGGTTAAGTAGACCAGAGGTGAATGCGTCACCATCCAGCATGTTGTAGTTACCGTAGTCTAGCTCATACTCGAAGCACGCACGCCACGCTTCCTGTTCCTCTTCCTGCAACACTCCGTCTACCTCCGGCGCACCGAAGAAGCGGTTGTTGAACTGACGGGAAGCCTTGGTAACGATGTAGTTTCGGAAGCACTCTGGCATCTCGTCGAACTCCCTCAGACGAATCAGGTTGACCTGAACACCAGAAGGGAATCTGTCGGTCTTCGCAGAGCGGTCATAGAGATAGCCACCACGGTTGATATATTGGGTCTGACCGCTGGTTGCCATTACGGACAGGTAGTCAGAGCTAAATGGAATCATACCAGAGAACGCATCCGGTAGAAGAGTCACACCTTCCTCAATATTGAATGTCCATCCTCGTGATTGAATCTGTCGGTTAATCTTATTGAGTACACGTCGAGCATTCGCCACGTCAGCATTCGCATCACCCTCAAGGGTTGATACTGGTGGCTCACCGATGGAAGCCAGAATGTCGTTGACGGCTGATAGCTCTTCTGCGGTCTCAATGTTCATCTCATAAGAGCGCATGATGTTACCTCCTGTTAGTGAGGGTTTAAAGCAAAAAACCCCTCAGATACCCTCAGAGGGCACCCAAGGGGTTCATAAAGTAATGAAGGAAAGTAAATCCCCGGTAAAGACCTTAGCCTTCTACGGGAGGCTCTACTGCTTTCACAGTGACCTTGCAGACAGCCGTCAGGCCATTCACAGTAGTCGCAGTGATGTCAGCGGAGCCAGCGCCCACAGCAGTTACAGTACCAGAGGCATCGACCGTGGCAATCTTCGCATTGGAAGACGTAAAGGTCACTGTCTGTACTGCATCAGCCGGAGTTACCGCAGAAGTCAGGGCTTTAGAAGCCCCAACGTCTAAGCTCATAGTCTTCTGACTAAGAGTAACTCCAGTGGGGTCGGGAATTACTCCGACACCTTTGGGAGAACGATAGCGCCAGCAGCTTCTGGACGCAGACCGCCGTGACCCATCGCGTACTTAGCGATAATCTGGTCAGCCTGATAGTTCGCACGACGAGCGCGCTCCAGAGCCAAGTCTTTCAGCTTGACCGTACCAACCGCAGAGCGGTGCTGGAACAGGCCAACAACGTTATCCAGAGCAACCTTAACGGTAGTGCTGGAAGTCGCCGGGAAAGCGTGCTTCTGGTCAGCCGGAGTGTCCTCACGGTCATCACCAGCACCACCAGCAGTCAGGTGCGGAACCTCAACCACTTCGAAGCCCATCACGTTACGGATAGTACCGCGCTCAGGGTCAATCAGTGCCTGATAGTTTGCAGCGTTCGGCATCAGAGCAGCCAGAATCGCGGAGTAGTTATCAGGAGTGGTGTAGAAAGTACGGTCAGCAGCCGGAACGTAGTTCTTGGTCAGAGCAGCACGAGCAACGGTCAACTGAGCGATAATCGCTTTACCCAGCTCAACCGGGTCAGTCAGGTCGCCAGTGGTCGGCTTAGCCAGAGTCAGAACGGTCGGCTTACCGAGACCCTCAATGTTCTCATTGGAGGCGTCAGGCAGGTTAACCAGACCAGCCAGTTCAGCCAGAACAGCACCATCCGCTGCCATCGCCAGAGATTCACCCAACTGTGCGGTGTACTCGGCGCGAACGTCATAGTGGTTCATCGCGTCCTCAATGTCGTAAATCAGAACGTCCGCAGTCAGCAGGCCATCAATGTGGATTACCTTCTCGGTGTGTTTGATATCCTTACGTTTGTCATCGAGGTTCTCACCCGGTTTCAGGTAAGCAGCTTTGGTGCGACCAATCACAGGGAACTGTGCGGACTTACCAGAAGCAATAGAGCGCAGCATGTGACGAGGCATGGTCACGGAGGTGCGAGCGAAAGCCGTCAGGACTTCACCGCCGAACACTTTCAGGAACAGCGCCAATTTGTCCGCTGCGGACTGACCCTTACCCTGATTAGTACCAATTTGCTGTCCGCCTTGAATGTTAGCCATGTTGAATCTCCTTATGTTAATTTAAAGAAAAGTTTGGTTACTACTTGAATCGAGTTGGTTCTCAATGTTTCACCTACGGGAGTGACCACAAAGTTCTGTGCTCAGGTGATTCAACCATTGTAGTCATCTATGGTCTCTCCCTTTAGTGAGGGTTAATTAGAAACTGGAGTCGATAACCTTCTGTTCTACCATTTGACGGTAGGCAGCATCACTACGGTAACGCGGGTCACTCATAGCTTTAATCATCTCAGCCTGATTCGTAAAGCCCTCTTTCTGACGAGCTACAGGTTTAACCGGAGTAGCACGCTTGGTAACACTACGGTTGGCAGGCTTACCGAATTTCTTCGTGTAACTCTCACCAGCCAGATTGATAATCGCTTTGATAGTCGCCAAGTCTCGGTTCATCATGGCAGCCTCAAGGGACTCAGCCGCAGCCGGGTTGGTCGCTTCAAGGTGCGTATGGATTGCGCTAAAGCGCTCCTTACCACCAGCAAAGGCAACTACCTGATTGACGTACTGGTCTACAAGGGCTTCCTGACCGGAGATGTAGGAGTCCACAAAGGCACGACTATAGCCAGCAGCTTCGAGTTCCGCGTAGGATTTCTCAGAGATACCATCGGCTTCGTACTCTTCGTAGATGCGAGTCACAGACTCTGCGCTCAGTCCACGCTCAACGGCCTGCTCGACCATCGCCTGAAAGCCTTCTTCGTGCTGACCTAATTGTTCAGTCACTTGGCTCAGTTCTTCTGGAGTGTCACCCAGCGGCTCAAACTCAGCGGCTTCACCTTCGGTCTCCACCTCAGCGTTATCGCTACCAGTGTCGAACTCAGCTTCACTACCATCTTCACTGATACGAACCTGAATACGGCCCTCATCATCCTCGCCCTCAGCGAATGGGTCTTCACCAGCCGCATAAGGGTCATCGTTATGAGAACTCGGTTCCTCGCTAAGTACGATTGCATCATCGCCATCACGGGCAGCAACATCGAGACTCAGCATATTCTGTTCGTGTTCAGTAGGTGTGCTTCCGGTCATTACCGCGTTGTTCACACCGAAGGACGCATAAACGTCTGCATTAGATTCAGCCATTGTTAAATCTCCTAAGTTGTTAAAGATAAAGGGAAACCAAAGGACTCCAACCTTTAGTCATCGCTCATTTCAAAGATGAGGTCTCCCTTTAGTGAGGGTTATTAGGTGGCGTCTAGGCCAGCCTGTGCTGCGGCACCCTGCATAGCTTCTGGACTTGAGGTCGCTAGAGCACCCACACCAGCCCCACCAGCGGCGGCAGCGTTCTCGATACCTGTTTGTGCTGCATCCTGCATCATCAGGGCTTGCTTCTGCTCGTCCGTAAGTAGGATACCAGAAGTATCAATACCAATGGCGTTGGCAATGCGCAGCTTAATGACAGCAAGGTTAATGTCCGGGTCTCCCTGCATAGGAGCCAGAGCAGCCCAAGCGGAGATACAGCGCTCCAGCTTATCGAGGTCTTGACCACGCCCGATTGCTTCCAGACCTGTACTGATAGTAGGCTCAACGGCTTCTTTCGGTAGCTCAGGAATCTGCGAGGTTGCTTGGAGTTGCTTCAAGAGCACACGAACCAGAGGCAATTGCAGTTCTTGAGACAGAATCGAATAGACGCCACCAAGCGTATCTTCCAGTTCTGACGCAACGTATCGAATCTCTTCGGCGGTCACACGTTCACCTGTGCGCTGTACCGCAGAGTTCAACATAAAGGCATACGATAAGCGTGCTTCTATCTGGTCACTCACAGCTTTCGCTACGGTAAAGTCAGCTTGCTTCTCCAGTTGCAGGAAGTCAATGTCTTCTCTACGACCGGGAACGAAGTCACCAGTCTGAGCTTTGGTTAATCTACGGGGCTGCGTAATGCCAGCCGGGTTAACCAGACCGATGACCTTAGCGCTAATCATGCTCATCTTGACGATAGCCTCTTGGAGATTCTCAAGCGACCTTAAGTCACCTAAGTATTCTTCACAGTAGGAGCGACCGTAAGACTCGCCATCAATGCGAACCATGCGAACCGGAATGTAGGGCATAGCGTCAGTCGGATAGGTGGCATCGGAGCCATCAATCTCAACGTCCTCTACTTCCTCGTACTTGAGGTAATCGCCGGACTCTTCATCGAGATACACATGGGTGTACACATCGACCATTTCGTCCATCTTCTTCTCACCACCAGCTTTCTCTACCGCAGACCGAACGTCTTCCGGGAGAGCACCAAAGGCTATCTGGTCACGAGTGACAATCTGTAACACATTGCCGTATGCGTCTCTTTGGACAACATAAGAAGACAATCGGTACAGCTTCATCGGATTGTAGCTACCTTCGGGTTCCGGTAAGTAAAGCAGTGCATTACCTGCCACGATCAACTGCTTGAGGCACTCAAAGAGCGTCACACGGTAGCTGTTGGATTCGATATAATTCATGATAATACGCTCAACCATAGACAGACCTTCGTCCACCTTAGCGAGTCCATCAGGGTCTCCAACAAGCTGCTTCGCCTCATATTCGCTAATGGTCAGCTTCATCCACGACTGCATCGGGAATAACGCAAGCATTAACTTAGAGGCCAGATTGTTAAGACCCCGCGCACCTACAGCCTGCCACGGAGTCGTGTAGTCGGTAGATTCGTTATCGGACTCCTTCGGGAACAAGGACGGAATGGTGTATTGCGCACAGTTTTCCGCACGAGTCTCATAGGCTCTACGGTCGTTCGTTAGGCGGTCATAGGTAGCTTTAGCACCGTCTTCGCCCAAGCCTGTACGTTTTGAATCAGCCATTCAGTCCTCCTTAGATGTTAATGCCACCGCCGGAGCTACGGGCTACGCTAAGTGCCTTCTTACCGCCAGCGCGTGCTTTCTTACGTGCGCTTTCGGTTTGAGCCTCATCCTCACCCTCAGCCTTATCCTGTTCAGGTACATCTACAATCTGTGCTGGAGGTGGCGCAGTCACTACTGGTGCTGGAGCCTCTTGTTGGATAATCTCCTGCTTACCTGTACCCAGCGCACCGCCAACGACTTTACCGACTTCCTTACCAGCCTTCTCGACTGGTCTGCTAACTTCCTTCACGACTTTCTTAACAGCCTTCTTGATTTTCTTGAAGAATCCCATGATGTTTCTCCCTATGCTATGACTCAGTTACCCAAACGCCTTGGAGCGAATGGAGGATTTACTCTTGTTCTTGGCTGCGCTGTCATCCAGCTTTACCTTAAGACTGCTCTTACCGCTGCTCGGTGAGGTTGGCACCTCAGAGGAAGACACGCTGGTGTCCTCATCGTCATCGCCTCCCCATACCACAGATTTCGGTGGCTCAGTCAAAGGTGCTGGTTCGGCAGCGCGAATCTGGTTAGTGTCCATCTTAGGGACTTTCACCTTCGGTTTCCAGCACATATAATTACTCCTGTCTCAGTTGCTCTTTACGCACCTCAATCTCATCAAGTGTTCGAGAGGCAAGGTACAGACCATGCATCACACCTGCGATGAAAGACTCAGAGTATCCAGCAGCGCGTAGCGCACGGTACTCCCCGGACTCCATCACGTAGGTCTGATTGAAGCGCACCTGTAGATACTCTTTAGCTGCACGAGGCATACTAGGAATATCATCGGGATGAGTTAAAACATGATTAATTGGTTGTAACATAAATTCACCTCTTAAGGTTAAGTCTTAAAGTAATAATCATAAAGGCTCCCTCTTCCCTTTAGTGAGGGTTAATACAGAGAGCCTTGAGTTTATCACTTAATCTCGGAGTCTCGCTTCACGTCTCGGACTATGAGAGCGAACATCCAGAGACCTCGCGCCAGCATACCTACCAGCACAGCGATGGTTATGTACTTTGCGGCGTCCATAGGTAAATCTCCTTGTCAATGTAATTGTATTCCTCGAAGCGAAGAATGCGAGCCATCTGGCCTTGCTTGATGATTTCCTGCTCGGTCATCCCAGCTTTGGCACCAATGGATTTAATGCAGTCCCACAGCGTCTCAGTCGCATCAGGAGCACGCTTCACCCACTTGGTTACTGTCTGCCCCTTGTTCTTACCAGACTTCAACACGGACTCTACAGGCTCCACAATGAACGGGTCATTCAGGAAGGCTTCTGCCGTATCGCCCCAGCCGGGAATCCCGGAGTATCCATCGGTCATATCACCCTTGATAGTCTGGAAGAGATGCCACCAATCAGCGGTCTCTTTGGTCTGCGTCAAGATGTTGCCAGTGGTACACCACAGGAAGTCAACGTCCGGGATAGTCTTGAAGTCCTTATCACAGGAGACCAACACAGCTTTCTTGAAGCCGAAGACCTCGTGACCAGACCCAATGATGCCCATAACGTCATCACCCTCCAGCATGTCCTCTTTGATGTGAATGAACTCATCGCGCTCCCACAGCTTCGCTAAGAAGTCACGGTAGCCCACAGGTTTACGGGTCGCCTTGCGGTTCTCCTTATAGGTCTCATCGACCAGCACCTTGCGCCAGTTAACATCATCGGTAAACGCCAGAACTACCACAGCGTCACGCCACGCCTTCTTGCGGGTTCGGTATGATTCGATTGCAGAATCAAGAATGCTACGAGCCTTAGCGTGGTCACACTCCAGAGTCCAAATGTCATCACCCCAATCCGTCTCAACTTCGGCAGCAGCCATTGACTGATATACCAACCAGTCACCATCCATGACCAGCACTCCCTTCTCCATAGGCTTACCTTCACGCATCTCCGCGAAGTCTTTCAATGTGATTAGGCTCATTCGTCATCCTCCCCGTAAACCATTTCGACTGCATCAGAGTATCCGTCCCAATTATCCACACCACACGCCTTAAGCGCATTCAGGAACTCTAGGTCTTTCTCCAGCTTATCAATGTACGCGCTAACATCGTTCCACGCATCACGGGTCATCGTTACGGTGTCACTCTTAGGCATAATCATACGCAACCTCCCATTCGTTTAAGGAAGCGCACACCAGAGGCTGTGACCTCCCATGCTCCACCATTGCGACCACCTACAGTCAAACAGCTAATGTGTCCACGAGAAGCGGCCTCAGCTACGAGAGCCGCATTGTTTCGCACATAGTTCGACTGAAAGGACTTAGGGCAGCCTTTGATAGCTGCCAGCACTTTCAGGTATTCACTCATTAGAACACCTCCCGTACAGTGGCGGGAGACAGCTTGAAGCTATCCTTATCGGCATACTCTTCGTGCATATCTTTGATGGCCTCACGGAAAGACGTTCGCACAAGGAAGGCCATCAGCCCCTCCATGCCATACGTCAGGAACTGGACAATCATCTCTTTCTGTTTACCATCGGGGACAATAGCGCCTGAGCCAACCTGCTTACACAGGTGCAGAATGTCTTTCTCCAAGATTGCCTGAACATCAGATGCCATCTTAGCGGTAACGTCGAATGACACTTTAAATTTCTTGGTCATAGCCATAATAATTTCTCCTATAGAATTAGTGGCAGACAGCCCAATTCGGCCCCATCTTACCTTCGGTATCTAAACGACAACGGAAAGCCCAATGCTCTCCGACCCAACGCATAGCTTCCTGCGCGGTGTCAATAACAATCTGAGCGATGTGCTCGGTACGGCAGGCCACCTGAATCTCATCGTGAACCCAAGCCATGTACGCAAAGTCACCATCCCATCCATGCTTCAAGCCTTTCTCAATGAGCATCTCTTCGGTCTTGATAATCCACAGCTTACAAATCAGCGCACCAGCAGACTGCAACAACGTGTTGAGCGCTGCGTGTGGAGACCTGACGTGAACCTTGCGACCGTCCAGACCCTTAATCCAACGGCGTTTCCACTGGACTTTCTGCTCACCGCCAATCCAAGCGGAAGACTTAACGAGAGACTGTTGGATAGCTTCTCGTAGCGCTGCAATCGCCGGGGTGTTCTCTAAGAATTTCTTCTTGAGTTCCTTCCCGCGCTCCTTCCCGGCCCCAACAATCTGACCAATCTTCTCATCTCCTGCTCCGTAAAGGAACCCGTAAATGAAGGTCTTGGCGTTGTCTCGCGTTGGGAGTTCCGCAGCGTTCTGGTTCTTGGTGTGAATGTCACCGTTGAGAATCTCATTCGCATACTCTCCGTTATCGAAACGAGCCATGAAGTGTGCCAGACAGCGCAACTCTAAGCCACTGGCGTCTATCCCCGCTTGAACCCACGGCTTGCCAGTAATCCCATCCAGATGGTGTTCAGCCCCAAAAGCACTACGACACTGCTCACCGTAAGGAGAACGAACTCCGGGTATCTGAGCGAGGTTCGGGAAGCTGTGAGTAGCACGCCCTGTAACAGCACCATTAGGGTTAACGGCCCCGTGTATCTTTCCATCATCTTGAACATAACGTAACCACGCTTTGTCACCTTCTGCCGCCTGACCGATTCGCTTCTGAATCATCAGGTACTCTTTAATCAAGTCAATGCACGCCTGCTTCTCAGGGTCATCCACTCGTACATGCTCCAAGACCTCATCGTCCACCACAGGCGCACCCTTCTCGGTGAACTTCTCAGGCACCCATCCGGCCTCCTGTAGTTTCTTCTGAATGTGGTCACGGCTACTTGGCTTGAACGTAACGAACTCGACCGGAGTGTACGGAGCACCCTCCATGTAATCCCGCGTGTCCAAGTCGCAAGGTTCAAGACCTTCGCGCTGTGCCTTATTACGAGGCTTCTTGTACACGCCACCCTGTTTCGGGTAGACCACGCGAGGATAACTCGGCAGCGGCTTGCCTGTCCGTGGGTGCTTGAAGAGTTCCTTACCACCTTTCGGTTGATACCACGAGCCAAACGTTTCGGTTAACTTTCGCAGAAGTTCGGCGCGTTTAGCTGCCAGTTCTACATAAAGTTCCTCAATGGCCTGTGTGTTGAACGGGAAGCCGTTACGCTCCTGCTTCGCTAACAGCCACGCTGCACGATGTTCAATATCAACAGACTCACCAGCGAACTCCCAAAACTGCCAAGCGTTTAATTCGGTGTAGTTCTGCGGCCCCATCGGATTTATACCAATGATGTTAGTCGGGAAGTAGTGGGAGTCACTCAAGAATTTCTCCAAGAGTTTCACAGTGACCACAACGTCCTGAACGTTATACGCCATCATCGGCTCGTTGAACGAAACCCACTCAGCCCCATCAACGTACTCTTCGCCCTGCTCTTCCAGCATCGCCTTGAAGTCGTCCTTGTACTCACCTTTCATCTCACCTAAGCGATAACCCCATGCCTCCAGAGCGTGAGACCCGAAGCGACGACCGGGTAGTTTCCCGGAACGAAGAAGCCCCATGTCTGTGTCTTTAAGGTTCGCATGAAGTAAACGCGAGAGTACCAATGTGTCGATACAATTCTCACGGGGTAACTTGAAGTCACGATTGAGTTGCAGCTTTGCGAGTTTCTCTAAAGCCGGAACGTCATACTTGTGACCGTTATGGAAAACAATAAGCCCACCTCGCTTCACCTCGGCTTCCAGCGCATCCAGATACGCCCCGAAGTCGCCCGGACGATAACTATGATACTCACCATCGCGGTAGTCATAGATAACGCCACAGTGAAACTTGGTGACTTTCTCTAAGAGGTTGTTGGCCTCAATGTCACTTACGAGCATAGTGCCCTCCTATAGTTTCTCATTAAATGATAATCATAAAGGCCACCCTTGGGCGACCTTGAGTTTATCACTTCTCGATAATCTCTTGCATACCAGCGCCGAACTCTACCAGACGCTCACGGTTATCACCGACCACCTTGTCAGCAGCCATAGTCAGGGCACCCATCAGGCGACCGACCTGCTTGTCATCCAAGGTCATGCGTTGAGTGTGTGCTTTCGGAGACTTGTGGTCTTTCCAGCGGTAGACCATCGTTACCTTCTCACCGCGCACATTGATGTGTACTCGGCGGGAGAACTGGTCAGCGGTGTCTGGCAGACGGATGGTGTTTGCGTGGGTGATTGACTTGCTCATAGTGTGCGCTCCTTACTCAAAGAATTTGCTCATGGACTGTGCTTTGGCTGCAATCGCTGCCGACTTGTGGATGCCACTAACAGCCGCATCGGATTTCTCGCGGGACTGTTTCGCCAACTCAATGGCTCGCTGTGAATCAGCTTTGGCCTTCTTGTCCAGCTTCTTGGCTTCAATGAAGTACAGTTTGACTACCAGCTTACCTAAAGCGTTAATGAATTTAAACATGATGTGTCTCCTATTGTTTGAGGTTGTTCCCGTTAGTGAGGGTTAATCAATTATACATTCCGCCATCACAGTCTGGATGACCGCAGTGGCACTGGTACTTAGAAGTCTGACTGTCCGTCTTGTTCAGTCCAGCCAGTATCTCCTTCTCCTTCTTCGCCAGTATAGCTAGACGGTTCAAGCCATCCTGTTTCTCTGTTGTACTCCATGTACCCAGCAATTCCAGTATCGCCAGTGAAACGACACTTAAGCAGGCGAACAAGCACCAAATGAGGCATATCACCTTGCTGGTTACGCTCCAAGGCGATGATAGTATCAGAAAGCTGACGCAGGGCACCAGAACCACGTAGGTCAGTAATAGAAACAGCGCGTCCTTCTTCATGTGCTTTTCCCTTCTCCGGGTTCTTCAAGTGGCAAATCACTACGAGCACAACACCAGTTGACTTAGCGAACCCTTTTAGCTTCGTCATTAGGCGGTCAATCATCTTACGCTCATCCGATTCCTCAGAGGCAGACACGACGATTGATATGTGGTCGAGCACTATAACATCACACCCTAAGCCTGTTCGCATGTAGGCCAGCTTCGCTAACAGCCTGTCAGCTTCGGCCTCCGCAAAGGAGTCATAAAGGTGGAACGTATCGTCTCCAAATAGTTCGTCATACCATTCATCGAAACGTCCGTCCTCTGCGATAGCCTTCTTGACTTCATCAGACTGACGCAGACGAACCTTATTGTTAAGACCCATCATATCCTGAATGGTATCCTCAACGGATTCCTCCAGCATCGCTAGGCCAACACGTTTACCCATTCGCTTGCCCCAAGCCAGCGCCTGTTGACGAACGAACGTTGACTTACCCATACCGGAACCGGAAGTGACCATGATTACTTCGCCACCACGAGCACCCAAGGTTCTGTCGTTCAGGCCTTGACAGCCATCGAATAATAAACCTACAGCGTCCTCGGAGGTCATGGCTTCCTTAACGCGGTCTTTGAGTGACAACGCAGAGACAACACCGTCAGGCACCCAAGGGTTCGCGTTCCATACCTGCTCCAAGATTGCTTTGTCTTCGCCCATGATGTGACACTCATTGGCGTCCTTGTATGGCAACACAGCAACACGAACCTTGCCAGCCGGGAGAACCTGTGCGGCCTCTTCGACTGCCTTACGGCCTGCGTCATCCATATCGAACATCAAGATAATCTGCTCGAACTGGTCAAAGTATTCATAGTTAGCGGCGCATGTCTTCTTAGCAGCAGAGGCACCGTGACCCAATGATACGACCGGGTACTTACAGTCTTGGAGTTCCATCACAGTGAGCGCATCAATTTCGCCCTCAGTGACCACAATTTTCTTACCGCCAGACCAGAGGTGCTTCAAGAACAATGCATCGCTCTTGTGGCTTCCGGTGGTCTTAAAGTTCTTGTCCTTATCGCGCACCTTCTGTGACACGATGGAGCCGTTCTGGTCTCGGTAGTCGGCAACCTGATACATTCGGTTGTCCACTTTCGCCAGCCAGTAGCCAGCCTTTTGGCACGTCTCCTTCGAGATGCCACGGGCAGTTAGGTCAGAGTATCGACCGTTGCTGTCACCGAAATTCCATACGTCATAGCTCATAGGCTTGCTGCCTCCTGTACGTCTTCTCGTTGCTAACTTTGCTTCACGCTCTTCGTTTGCGGGTACTCGATGTTCACACACGAAGCACCATTCATGCCCGTCAGAGTACACAGAGTTACCATCAGAAGACCCACAGTTTTCACACGGAGCATGAAACAGAAAGATACTATCGTCTTCTCGTTCCATTGTACATTCCTTAATCAGTTGCGAGAACAAAGGGACAACGTTATGTCATCCCTTTAGTGAGTGTTAATTATTCCTCGGTGTGTTCCTCAGCCTTGATAGGGTTCTTGCACTGACACTGACGTGATGGTACGCGACTCTTCAAAGGCTTGTCACAACGAATGCAAATCATCCTCATGGTATCACCCTCGGTCAGATGTAACCAGTTCGTTCTTCTCCCACCAGCGCTTCAAGTCGAAGGACGGGCAGGCTTTAGGTGCAACATCGTGGTGAGCACGGAGAACAGACCCTTCGTACTTCGCCAGCAGTGTGACCAGCAGTGAGCGGAGAGATTGCATTTGGGCTGGAGTAAAGTTAGCGTCAAACTTACCTTTATCGTCGATACCACCTACAAGGCAGACACCAATAGAGTTGTGGTTGTAGCCCTTGGCGTGGGAACCTACAGCCAGTTCATCACGGCCTGCTTCCACAGTACCATCACGCTTGATGATGAAGTGATATCCGCAATCGAGCCAACCTTGCTCTTTATGCCACTGGCGAATCTCACGGACACCAACGTTCTGGCTCGGTTTGGTTGCAGAGCAATGCACAAAGATTGCCTCCGTGGTTGCTCGTGGTTTGAATTGAACTTTAGCCATTTTTCTTTACTCCTTTCTTAGTCTTAAATTTATCGAACGGAACCTCCTTCTTGGGTTCTTTGAGCCACTCCACCGGAATTAGCTTGTCAGCAAACAGAATGCCATGCTTCTCGCACCACTCACCGTAGCTTGTTGGGCTACCCTTGTAGAGCTTTGAGCGGCTGCTTGAGAAGACCAAGCGAATATCCAATTCGGGGTGTTGCTCACGAATCAAAAGGTGTTTCTTGCGGTCATCGGAATCCCACAGCCCTTTGGTCTCAATGAAGATACCGTTAGGTAGCAGGAAGTCTGGAGTGTATAAGTGGTCACTCGCAGGGATGACGTAAGGGATTCGCCAAAGTTCATAGTCGAACTTAATTCCCTTACTCTCAAGCTGCTTTGAGACTTTATCTTCTAGGCCGGAGCGGAAAGCCCCGACCTTGCGTACACCTCGCGCAGCGTATGCGCCAGCCATTAGAAGTCCTCGTCGTCATCCGGGGTTTCTTCGTGCTCGTCTTCCTGCCACTCCTGCTCATCGCGGGACTGACGGGATTCACTCGCAGTGTAACCACCATCTTCGACTTCATCGGCCCACTCATCTTCACTGCCGCCACCGAAGGTAGCCAGTTCGACCAGCATCACGGATTCCAGTTGCAGCTTGACGCTTGCGCCCACAGCGGTGTTCCACTTGTAAGGCACCAGAGAATATTTCACTTTCAGCTTAGAGCCGCCACCGATAATCGGAACGTCCTGAATCTTCTTGCCCTTGCTATCGACCACGACCAGATTGATGTGTTTGGTCTCTTTGGTCTTCTTGTCTTGGAAAGACGCATAGCATTTGAACTTGAAGGTAGTCGTACCATCACCGTTATCGAAGAACGGCATGTCGCCCTCGTAAGGTTTCAGCGGTTTCTTACCACGCTGTACCTGCGGCGGGTTAGCCTCGAACTCTTCCACGGCAGCAGCATAAGCCTCTTCGTGAGTCTTCACGATTTCATCGACCATCGCCTGACAGCGCGGGTCTTTATTAGAAAGAGTCAGGTCTACCTTATAGACACCACGAGGGTTGCCGAAGCCACGCTCTTCGTTGCCATAATCCGGCTTACTCAGGTAAGCATACGGCTCAGCAGTGCCAAGACCAGAGGTGTAAATTTTCTTCTTGAAACCAGCCATAATGTTTCTCCTTTGTGGTTAATGATTGGGTTGTTCCCTTTAGTGAGGGTAATTAGGCTTTCACTTCTGGACGGATGCGAGTCACTACGAACCCAGCGTCCTCATAATGTTCAGCCTGTAGTGTTGCCTCTTCGAGAGACCGGGCGAATACCGGAACCTCAAAGGACTCGGTGTTGCCTTCTATCGTCAGAAGGTATTTCTGTTCACGTTGCTCCACTTTGAGCCTCCTTAAAGCGCCGCTCCCACAGCGCGTACAGTTGTTGGTAGGCGTTGGCAGCAGCCTCGTCACCAGCCTCGATAGCTTGGTTCCACTTAGCGGCACACCAATCACAGCATTCACGAAGCGTCATAACACAGCCCCCGGTGTTTGTCAAACAGTTCCTGATAGAATGCAGCTTTATTGAGGTCTTTCTCCATAGTTGCCAGTTCGGATTTCTTGCCAGCACGCAGGCGATACTTAAGGATGTTCCCTAAGCAGTACCCACGGAACGCCTCGACTGTCATTGACCGGGCGATAACCTCAATGGCTTCCACGTTGTCGAACAGCTGGTAGTGCC